ACGTTGACCTTGGCAAACTCGTCGTTTATCACCCCGGCCTGGGACTTGATGGCGTCAATCACTGCCTGGGTGGTCAGCTTGCCTTCCTTGCCCCACTTCCGCAACTCGCCAACGGCAATGCCCAGCCCGTCAGCCACCATGCGGGCCACCCTGGGCGTCTGCTCAAGCACCGAGCGCAGTTCATCGCCGCGCAGGGCACCGGAAGCCAGCCCCTGGGACAGTTGGATCATGGCCGCAGACGCCTCCTGCGAGGTGGCCCCGGAGATGATCATGGCCTTGTTGATGGCCTCGGTTGAGACCAGCATATCCTGCTGACTTATCGAGGTATCCCTGGTGGCACGGGCCATACGGGAATACAGCTCAACAGTCCCGGCATATTCCTGGCGGCTGTCCTGGCTGATCCTGTAGAGATCCGCCTGGACTGAGCGCAGCTCATCGGCCGACCCGGTGACCAGGCGCAGCTTGGAATCAAGCGAGGTGTACTGATCCGTAATGCCGATAACCCCGCCAGCAACCAGACCACCGGTTGCGGCCAGTGCCGTCAGCGCAGCACCGGCCACCTTGACCTCAGAGGCCAGGCCCTTAAATGCCGATCTGGACGACCAGGCAACTTTATCAACCTCGCGGCCAAAGCCACGGACGACAAGCGAACCCCTGTCATCGACTACCAGGTCAATTTTAAGTTTTGGCATGTTCGGTCATCCTTTTTGTATTTTTGCCATTTGCCGGTTATGCAGTTCCCCGATAACCGCTGCCAGCGTCTGGATATCAGCCAGCAGCCGCAGCTGGTCCAGCTTCGGGTATCTGTCGGCCAGCAGCCGCAGGGGCAGCTCAACAGCCCCGCTCTGCAGCGCCGACCTGTAACCGGACGGCGTGTACACCCACTGCCCGGCAACCGAGTTCCACAACTCGACCACCAGACGGTTTTCCTCCATCAGCTCCGGCCTGCATGCCGCGCAGGGTGGAGAACGAGGAGGCGCATTCTCCACCCCATCCTGCCGCGCGAACCTCTCCCAGGCCCCGTTGCGCCGCCGCTGTCTGGCGTAGCTGGCCCGGCATTCTCTGCAACTTTGCCGCCCGGAGCCGGAGAGCCAGGCGGCAAAGTCTGTCAGTTTTTTGCAGCGGCCTCCCGCGTGCTGTTCACCTTGTCGGCCAACAGTTTACGTTTTGTCCGCACATGGCCCATAAACCAGTTGTCCATGGCCCATTTCTTTTTGTTCTCAACGGTACACTCCAGCGGCTCATCATCCTGGCCGGAGAACTTTTCCCACTCCTCCACACAGGCCACCACGGTCATTTGCCGGTCAGCGGCAAGGTCAACCTCCTGCACCCGCTCAAATTCACCGGACCCGGAGAGCCTGTTGACTGTCCGGGTACATGCGGCTGCTATTTCCTCAATCTCATGCGGCTCCAGATGCCGGAGCAGGATACGCCCGCCCATGGGATCATCTTCCAGGTCAAACCACTCCTTGACCGGCTGGTAAAACTTTGGCATTATTGCCTCCTTGTCGTGCTGATTTATCTAATATTCCCGCCGTGCAGTTCCATGCCGTTTTTCCCGGCCTCTGAGGTAACCACGCCCTGGGTGTTCAGGGTTAGTGTTCCGGCCACCACGGCCTTGACGGTGGTATACACGGTGTCATTGGTTGTTGAGTTGATGATAAAAAGCGACTGACCAACCCGGAAGCCCTTGGCAATAAACCGAGAAGCGGAATCCGTAATGGTATCATCCGCCCCGCCGGACCCGGCCACAAAGGCAAGGGTGGTGGCATCTTCCGGCTCACGGATATGTGCCGTATACAGGGCACATGGGCCGGTGGCAACGGCTTCAAAATCAAAGGGATAGAGCTGATCCTTGCCTGCAGAGCCAACCGTGGCCTTGGTAACCATCAGCCTGGTGGTACAGTCACGGGCCAGATCCGTGGCATAGAAATGCTCATCGTCAAGAAAAAGAAAAAGATCTGTTCCTTTAATTTTTTTCTTGTCAATCATCCAGGTGGCCAGCAACTGCTGCCCCTGCAGATCGCCGATAACCAGCGCACCCTTGCCGGTGATCGGCGTGGTGGTGCCGGATCCGGCAAATTTCTTGGAAAAGTCGGTGCCAAGCTCAGGATGGTCAATGGTGTTCCGGCCAACGCCGGGAGGGCCGAGCTCGGTCAACCCCTTGACAACAGCCTGGTCAGCGGTGCCGTAGTTACAGACCAGCGTCGCGGTATCGCCGGACACATAATCAATCGTCTGACAGTTTGTAGATCCCATGGTTATTCCTCTTGTTTAATTCAGGCGCTCTTCCGCCATGCGTTCGCCCGCTGCACAATCTCAGGCTCAACCAGGATAAGCCCGGTCAGGCCGATGAACAGCGGATATTTGTTGAGAGTTAGAAACTCTGTTTGCTCGGTTTTTGTATAGCTGCAGCCGAAATCAGCCTGGGCGGCCTCGTCATGCACCAGCCGGGCAAACTCTATAACCTCGGCCTCACCGTCGTAGATCCGCAGATCCAGCGCCGCAGTCTCCGTGCTCTTCTGTTTGTTGACAATGCCGACCGCAAGGGCCACCATGCCAACGGTGTCGTGATTATCCCGCCGCTCCGTGATCTCAGTCGGGCAGACCACGATATACGGGGCGTCCCCATCCGTGAGCAGGTCCATTGCGTCCTCGCCATACTGGAGGATGCAGCGCCGCCCATATTTGGCCTGACACCAGTCGGCCAGCCCGGCAGAATCTTTGAGCCGGTCAATGACGGCCATGGTGTGACTGTTGATATCCATCAGATCCGCTCACCGGCATACTTGCGCAAGTAATTTGATTTAATATTTGTCCAGGCCTGCCGGTAGTTGGCAGCCCAGAACGGCTCGATAATATTGCGGCCCGGGGTGCGCAGGCTGGTGGTGGAGCGCCGCAGGAAAAAATACCGTCCTTCGGCAGCCCGGCCCATGTTCCCGTGGCCGCTCAGCCCAGCACCCATACGGGCAAAAAACTTCCGCTGCCGGGGCGTGACCTGGCGGGTAAACCCGGCCTGCTGTTTCTTAATGACCTGCCGCCAGTGGGCGGTCACCCTGGGATTGACAAAACCAAGCTCCGCACTCAGACCGCGCCCTGTTTTCTGCACCTTATAGCCGACAAAGGCACCCAGACGCGCCAGGGGGCTGGTCCCCATTCTGCGTTGTTTAAGATGCCAGGCAATGGCTGACAGGGCAGGGGAGGTGTACCGGCCAGAGGAAATGTCCCGGCGCAGTTTGTTCCCCAGCCGGAACAGTTCAACCCGGATAGCGGTTCTGGCCGCCTTAACCCGGTCTTCATCTGCCGCGGCAAGCTGCCGCCGGAACGCCTTTATTTTTGGGTCCAATGATACGTTCATCGCCATCCCTGGCGCCTGGATGTCTCCAGACGCAGCCGCCAGTCCCAGGCGGTTTCCTTTTCAATTTCTGCCATCATCCAGGACTCAGCCCCTATAACGACCGGGTCCTGGTATTTTGGCAGCGCCACATCAGCCTTGGGTACCCTGATCCAGCACACCCTGACCATGGTCCGGTCTTTGCGGTCCCGGTCTTTGCGGGCACCGTAAATCACCCGGCAGACAATATCCTTGCCTGCGTAGCTGACGGTTACGGCACCGCGACCCACGTCATGCAGGGCCGACACAACGTCGGCCTGCATATACTCAACCGCAGAGGCCACTTATCATGCGCCTATTTTTACGGCCACCTGGCTGTCACCTGCCAGGGCAGCATTATGGACAATGCCCGCATAGGTGTTACTGGCAGCGGTCAACACAACCCTGCCTGCTGCGGCGTCCCAGTAGCATTTCTTACCCTGGGCCATGGCGGTATTGTTTTTCGGCAGGTTGTAGACCTCTTCCATTGCCAGTTCCCCGGCCGCGCCATCCGGGATATCCACCAGGGCAACCCCGATAACATCCCCGACGACAACAACCGATCCCGAGGCAACAGCGCTGCCTGTTCCGTTTGTCCAGGTCATTTTCTTGCCCTGCTTAACGTGATTTTTTGCCATTATTTTCGTGCTCCTTCAGCTTGTTATTTTTCCAAAGCCAGATTACATGCAGGCTGATCAACCAGCGCAGCCTGCGTTCTCTGTCCATTTTTTGTTTGCCTGTCACTTCCCAGCGTTTTTGTACCCGGCAACGGGATCAACCGCCCCCGCACCAAAATCGTGGCGGACCTTGATCTTGAGGGCGTCTGAATCAAAATCAACGGTATCCTCAACATACGGCTGGCGCTCGCCTTCCAGATAAGCAACCTCGATCAAGGCGACCTGACTTGGGTGGGCCAGCAGATACCAGGCATCCTCAGAGACAGCGTCAAGGTGCGGATCAGCAATAGGTGTCAGTTTGCCATTCCACGGGTTAGTCACCCCGGCTGATTTGTTATCTTCAGGAAGGCCAGGAGACCTCAGCATGATCTCGGCGTCTGTTTCTTTGACAGTTGGCACCAGGAGAAATGCTGCCTGTACGTCGATTGTCTCGCCAGCCAACCCCTCCTGGGTGCGCATAGACGCACGGCCAGCGGACAACGAGGCATTGCCGACGGGTGCGCCAGAAGATGCAAGGTTTTTGTGATCAGCATGGAACAGTGTCTTGCCGTCGCTCATTGTGGGGTTGCCGGTAATCAGTGAGTAGACCGCGTCTGCCTCCATGCGTCTGGCCGCAACGGCGAACAACTGGGGAATACGGGTAAACGCCCGCAGGTCATCGTTGATCATCATCTGCCTGGTCAACTTAGTCATCAGCCCCTTGGTAATGATGGCATAGGTCTCGCCTTTTTCTGAAAAATCAGCTGACCTGTATTCTCCCTGCTCATTCAGCCCTTTGAGATCAGGAGAACCTGACAAACGCAGTGAATGAATTGCCTTGAAATCCGTGGCATCGGTGACAGAGACAAACGGCTTCCAGGTCTGCGGCCATTCCATGTAGGCCTTGAGCAGGGTTTTGTTGACCAGGTTGGAGAGAATAAGCGGGAAATCACTGGTTGACAGTGAGCCGCCTGCGCCACGGTTGGACAGGATCATGGAGGTAACCTGCCGCTTGGACAGCCCCCTGGTTACGGTCCCGGAGCGCTCCAGCAGTTCGCGCCCGATCTCAATCAGGCTGCGACCGCGAAATTCCCCTGCGCCCGGTGCCGGAGTATCAACATCAAGGCCGGAGCGGAGCAGCAGGGCATCGGTCACGGCATCACGCACCTTGTCCCGGTCCTCGGTGCCCACGGTGACAGAGGCCCCGGCACCGATGGCCGGATTATGTGTCTGCAACCGTTTAAAAATCATGTCCGTGGCCCGTTCGGTGGTCATGTTGGGGTCACTGAGGATAGAGGCCCGGAAACCGGCATCCTCCGGCGCGGTAAAACCGGCCACCTGCAGCCGCTCATCAATGGCAGCCCGCATGGCCAGATCATCAACTCTGGCCTGTCGCACGGCAGCATCAATCTGCGCCTGCACATCTGTATCCAGGACGGCAGGTGCAGGCTCATCACCCCTGCTGCCATCATCACCCCCGGCCGCCGGAGCGGCAGCGTCGGGCTGTGCATCTTCAAAACCTTCCAGAATAATTCCATCGGCGCGGAGCTGCGCGTAGGTGTCCCATGCTGTTTTTTCATCGGCGTCGGCCCGGAGTCCATTCTGCTCCAGCCATGCTCTCAGTCGTTTGTCCATGTCTACCTCGTAGTTGTTGTGGCCCGCCTGTGCGGCCTGTGTTCGTTAAAGGGCCGGAGCGGCCCGCCCTGTTATCTCTCTGCCGCCAGGCACAGCCGCCGGACCTTGGCAAGGGTATCGGCACCGATGGGCGTGGCGGAAAACTCTTTCAGCGTGGAGCGGTAACTGACCTTGACCGGCCCGACAAAGGTGCGGCCCTCGACAACTGCCGACTCCTTGGCCGGTATCCATATTTTTTTATCCACCGAGTAGCCCACAGAGCCATCGGTCAGGTGGCGGTCCAGCACCTTTTGTCTGGTACGCTGCGATTTTCTGTCTGCGGCAAAGTTGACAATGCCCTCAAGCCCACGATACGGACCGGAATCGTCAATGACAAAATCACGGACCGAACCGATCAGGTCCTCAACGGAAGACCGGCTGTGCGAGTCGAGCAGCGGCACCTGGTCCGGGGTACGGATACCGTCAACAAGCAGGATCTCCCGGACAAACTCGTACCGGTCCCAGTCCCAGACCGTGGTCGGCTGCTCCGTGGTCAGCATCCAGCGGATAGACTCATCGTCTGCGGCAAGGGTTCCGGATGCCTGCCGCACCATGGTGCCCGGCTCAATACCGGCCCTGGCAAAAACCAGGTCAATACGCTGCCTGCTTTTTCTGCCTAAGCGTCTTCGCATCATCCTGCGTCCTCAATTTTTTTCTTTAATCGGGCATTTTTGGCCCGCAGCCTGTAAACCTTCTGCAGCTTCTCTTCCTCAAAGAGGGTCCGGTCAACGACCTGGCCCCAGTTTCGGCCACGCTGCGCGGCTATGTTTGTTCTGGTGTCCAGGACATTTTGAATCATCAGGTCGGCGGCAAGGGCATCGTTCTTGGGGTCCACCCATGTCCAGCCCGGCTCCTGGTGCTCATGCATTTCGTGGTATTTGAGCGGGTCAGCGGCATATCCTGGGATATGCGGGGCAAGATTGGCCAGGAAAGCGGCCTCCATGAACCAGGCCACAATCTTCGACCCGGCCTGGCGGTTGAGCAGCCATTGCTGTGACTGGTAGGACAACCGTTCCTCCAGCGATCCGGAACGGGCCGAGGCATACGAGGCATCGGTGAAATCACGGCTCAACGCCTCGTAGGACATGGTCATCCCGGCGGCATGGGTCCGTTTGGAATCCTTGACAAAGGGCTCAAAGTTATTCCCAGGTCGGTTATGCGAGGCAAGGGTCACGTTCGAGGCCGATGGCAGGTAGGTGATCTGATTCTGGACAATATCTGTGGGGCGTTCCTCTGCGGACCCGCCTGCGCCCGGTGTTGCCTGCCCGCCGGGCGCGATACCTGAGCCCGGTGACAGCGGAGACGGATAGGCGGAATGGACAAAGGCCACAAAAGCGGCGGCCGCACGGGCACCGTCCTGCTCATAGACCCGGTACTCGTCCATGCGGTAGGCCTCCATCACCACGGCAGCCAGCCAGGACACCCCGGAAAACTGGGAGGCACGGCGGCGGTCATAGACGTGGATAATATCGCAGGCAGGAATGCGCCTGGAATCGGCAGAGGTTGACAGATAATCCCCTGGATGCTCTGTCAGAATATGGTAGGCAACTGGCTTTCCAGTGGCCGGATCAAGCTCAATGCCGCGCCGGGCAATGTTGCCGTTGTCCAGCTGGCCGTCAACAGACCTGTCCAGGTGGTCGCACTCCAGCAGCTCAAGGCGCAGGGGCACGATACCGGGCAGGGAGTTGTCGTAGACGCGGTGGATAAGCAGCTGGCCGTCAGACCAGAGATGGCGGAGGATAAGTTTCTGGATGTCGCAGAGCCAGCCGTG